AACGAGATCACCCACGACACACCGCCGTCGACCCCGACGATCGACTCGCGCCAGCCCTCGACCCACAGGAACGCCGACGGGATCGGCGAGCTCGTCGGGAGCCCCGTCACCGACACGAGCTCGTGCACCTCGACCGCCTCGAGGAGCTTGACGGTCCGCGCGTGGTCGAGGATCGAGAGGTCGAGCTCGAGCCCGTCGAGGATCCACGCGGGGTCAGCCTGGCGACCGACGGTCAGGTCCGCGCGCTTCTGCGCGTCGACGGCGGTCGCGAGCTGTGTCGTCAGGCTCGCACCGAACAGCCCGCGCGCGTCGATCGACGCTTGATCGCTGGCGACGACCTCGGGTTGATCGCCGCCGCCGGTCGGAGCCGTCCCGTACCTGATGTGCGCCTCGTTGACGAGACCCTCGAGCGAGGCGGACCAGCCGACCCCGATCCCGATGTCGCACGCGCGGAGCTCGATCGTCGTCGGAGCTCCGCGGCGGTGTAGACCGTCGGCGTACCGGATCCGACCCTCGCGGTCCTGCCACACCATCCCGGCTCCATCGCTCGCGGTCGACTGTGCGAGCGCGAGCGCGGGCTGACGGTCGACGTCGCGCGGGAGCACCGCGACCGTGCCAGGGTCGGACAGGAGCGGGTCGGGCGGGAACCCCGCGAGCGTCAGGATCCGGGACACGCGAGCTCCGTCGAGCTCCTGCGGCCACGGGACGTCACCGACCGGTCGGCGACCGAGCCGCGCCAGGTCGCCAGCGGCGATGATCCGGGGTCGAGCGATGTCTACCGAGTCCCATCCGACCCCGAGATCGGTGATCTCGCCGGAGAACCGCGCGTACCGGATCCCGTCGAGCTCCGCCTCGAGCCCGACCCGCGCACCGATCACCGCCGTCGACGGGAGCGGTCCGACGACCTCGAGGGTCGCCGTCGACGCGACCGGCTGACTCGTCGGGTCGTCGCGACCGTGCACGATCGCCGCGCTCATGACCTGGCACTCGACCCGCCCGAGGTCGTCGGCGATCCACACGACCGGGGTCGGTACGGTCATATCGCGGAGCTCGCACCGGTCCGGACCGCGTGACCCTCGAGGATCCGGCGGATCTGGCGCGCGGTCGCCTCGGGGTCGATCGCTCCCGACACGTTGATCGTGATCCCGCCGGAGCTGACACCGCGCGTCGACGGAGCTCCTCGAGCGCTCGCCGCCGGAGCCGCCGACAGGCTCGAGAGGAACGGGAGCGACGGTAGCTTGATCCCCTTGAGCGGGTTGATCTTGTCGAGAAACGCTCCGAGCTTCTCGATCGCTCGAGCGAGCCAGGTCACGAGCTTGACGAGCCAGCCGACGACCGTCGACAGGACGGTCGCGACGATCCCGAGCGCGGCGGCGAGCGCTCGCACGAGCGGGACGAGGAGCGGGAGGAGCGCCGTCACGAGCTGGCCGAACGCCTTCAGGATCGGAATCAGCGCGGGAACCACCTCGTCCATGATCGGGAGGAACACCGAGCCCACTTGTTCGCCGATCTCGCCGAACGCGTCTTTCGCTCGATCGCCCATCCCCGCCGCGCTGTCCGCGTAGAGGTCGGCCTGACCCGCCGCGCGCTGTGACGCGAGCGCGATCGTGTCGGTCGCCGTCTTGCCCTTCGCGAGCCCCGGGACGAGCTTCCGGAGCGCGCCATCCTGACCGGCCTGAGCTTTCGCGACGGCATCGCTCGCGGTCGCGAGGTCGACGTTCGCGAACCTGGCGATGTCCTGCGCGTCAGCGAGGAGCCCGGTCGCGGCGGTGACGTCGCCGGTCGCGGTCACGAGGGTCGTGAGCGCGTCCCGTGTCTGCGAGTCCGAGAACGCGCGGTCCTGACCCTTCGCGATCGCCTCGTCGACGACCGCGTTGTAGTCGCCGGTCGCGGCTCCCGCGTTCTTGATCGCCAGCTCGAGCTTCGCCTGTTCGTCGCGGTCCTCGCTGGCGGCTTTGGTCATCTCGACGATCGCCGCCGCCGCGGCTGTCACACCGCCAGCGACCGCGAGCGCCGGGATCGGGAGCCCGCCGAGCACGTCGCCGAACCCCTTCACTCCGCCGGAGCTCTTGTCGAGCGCCGCGTCGAGGTTCGCGGTGTCGCCCTTGATCGGGACCGTCAGTCCGACCGTCATCGCCGACCGTCCGCGGGCTCGAGCTCGCGCGAGCGCACCTCGGCGTACGCGGCGACCTCGGTCAGGGTCAGCCGAGCCGCCTGGTCGGGCGGGAGCCCGGTCGCTAGCACCGCCTCGGCGACGGCGATCGCCTCGACCTCGGCGAGCTCGTCGGTCGCGTCGAGGTCGAACTCGACCCGCCATGTCTGCGCGTCCTGCCCGGGCGTCGCGGGCTCGTCGCGGCGGACGAGCTGCCAGGCCCACGCGTACAGGAGGGTCGCGCCGAGCTCGAGCTCCGAGGGATCCGCCGCGGGGTCGAGCATCGTCCGGAGGAGCCGCTCGGTGTCGGCTCGCTTGACCCGCGCGGTCGCGCTCGCTCGAGCGATCTCGAGGATCGTCAGCGACTTGATCGCCGGGAGGGTCAGGGTCACGAGCCGCGGATCACTCAACCGGGAACCCTCGACGCTTGCCCGCCTCGAGGATCGCCGTCCCGTACTCGTCGGCGATCGCCTGACTCTCCGCCTCGAGCGTTCGCTGCACCATCGCGACCGCCGAGATCCCGCGCGAGCTCGAGCCGTACTCGATCACCGCGGCGTAGGCGAGCGGGCTGACGATCGCGCTCCCGCCCGAGCTCGGCTCCGTGTCCCACGACCCCGCGAGCGCTCCCGTCCGAACCGGGGTTCGACTCGCGACGCCTGGGATCCTGGCGCGCGCGATCTTGTCGTGAACGTCCGGCATCGAGCGCACGTCGTCGCGGAGCTTGTCGAACGCGGCGGCGGTCTCGGCGGCTCCCTCGACCTGGCCGACCTTCGCGACCACCTACGCCGCCACGATCGCCGCGTCGATCTCCCGTTGATCCGCCTCGAGCTCCGCCTCGGACACGACCGCCGCCGCCGCCGCCGGGAACGGAGCGACCGCCAGCGTCGGCTTGGCGGTGCACGGCATCGTCACGTCGAGCTCGGCATACGATTCCGCCTCGCCGCCCATATTCGGAGCAACGAGCCGGACCGAACCGGTCATGCCTGGCGTCGAGTCCGACGGATCGATCGCCGCCCCGTGGGGCTGGTACGTGAACGTCGCCAGCGCTCCCTCGTTGTCCCACAGGAACCGAGCGAGCCCGGTCGCCGACCAGTCTTGAGCCGCGACGATGTGCAGCGCGTAGCTGGTCCGCCCGATCTCGGTGAACGAGCCGTCGGGACAGAGGGTCACGTATGACACCTCGTCGCCTGGCGTCGAGACGATCTCGGCGGTGTGCGCGTCGCAGTTGTACTCGGCGACCGTCCCGGTCGTCAGGACGAGGGTCAGCGACACATCGCGCATGAACAGCGGGGTCGTCACGGGAGCACCTCCACAGGGGTCGGGGTCAGGAGCTGGATGGTCGAGCTCGACGCGGCGTACAGCACGCCGCCGAGCGTCACGTCGAACGGTCGAGCCCACGTCGGCAGCTCGACGCCTGGCACCGTCAGGAGCGCGGTGTCGGTCCGGTCGACGAGCTCGGCGAGCTGGTCGAACGCTCCGGCGGAGTCAGCTCGACCCGCGACGATCGTCACGCGCCAGCGACCCGTGCGTCGACGACCGAGCGACAGGTCGACCGCGGCCCACGGCTCGCCTGGCTCGAGGAGCACGCACGGGGCGGACCAGCTCCCGGTCGTCGCGGGGCGGAGGTCCGCGGCGTCGAGCGCGTCGAGGAGGAGCTGACGGGACGCGGCGAGCCGACTCACGCGAGCCCGATCGTCGCGTACCGGTTGAGGATGGGCCGCTGTGCCTCGAGGTAGTCGCGAGCGACCCGGATCGCGACCCCCTGCAGGTCGACGTAGCCCGTGACCCCGAACACCGCCTCGCGACGTTTGTACGCCTCGACCCCGGCCATGCTCGCGAGCCACAGGAGCTCCGGCTCGGTCCCGGTCGTCGACGCGTCCTCGAGCACGTCGTCGAGTCCCGCGTTCACCGCGCTCGCGCACAGCTCCGCGTACTCGAGGTCGTCCGGCGACGGCGAGCTCGACGCACCGGAGCGCGTCAGGATCACCGTCGCCGTCGTCCATTCCGTCACCGGATCACTTGCTCGAGCGCGCGCTCGTCGCGGCGACCGCGCTGTTCTTGACGATGCCCTTCGGGAGCACGATCGCGGTCGTGCCCATCCCCCACACCGCCGTGTTCTGACCGAGCTTCGCGACGTCCTCGGCGGAGATCGGGAATGGCCCGTCCTCGTGCCAGCCCGCCGCCTCGCCGTTCGTGACGAGGTGCGTCCCGGCGGTGAGGAACGGAGCCTCGACGATCGGGAGCCCCGACACGTTGATCGTCAGCGTCGACGCCTGAGCTGTGCCCGGGACGTTAAACGTCCCGTACGTCGGTGGCATGAGACCCGGGAGCCCGCCGATCCGCCCCCACTCGTCCGAGGCGACGAGATCGACGGTCGCCGGAGCTCCGGTCGCCGCATTGACGAGCGCGCTCGCCGCGAACAGGAACGCACGGAGCGCGTTCGCGTCGACGCCAGCGGGGAGCACCGCGGTCGAGCCCGCTCCCGCCTCGAGCGCTCGCTCGAACACTGCCTCGGTGGTCCGGTTGTAGGCGATCGTCAGGATCCGAACGTATGCCTCGCGATAGCTCGGCGAGCTCCGCCGGATGAGCTGGTACGACACGTCGGAGCCGCCCGCGTAGGTCGCGATCGGGCTCGACCCCTTCAGGATCTTGACCTTGACCGAGGTGATCTCCGTCTTTTCGGCGATCTGCTGGCCGACGATCGTGTCGAGGTCGAGCGCGGGGTCGAGGTACGGCCAATCGAGCTCCATCCCCGACGAGCCGAGCGACCGAGCTCCGCCGAGCGCGGTGATCGCCGGTCGCGTGAACGTCCCGATCCCGGCGATCGTCGAGACCCACGCGGGCGGGACGACGCCAGGGTTCTCGGTCGTGATCTGATCGGCGAGCGCTCGCGCGAGGAGCGGATCCCCATACGCCGCGTCGAGGTAGTCGCCGAACGTCAGGAACCGCGCCAGCGGCCCACTCACGCCGCCGGAGCTCGAGCGACCCGCCGCCTCGAGCCGGGTCATCCGGTCGAGCATGTCGGTCCGGAGCTGGTCGAGCTCGTCGGACCGCGCGAGCACCGACACGCGCGCCTCGGGCGGGGTCGGGGTCGGCTCCGGATCCGGCTCCGGGTTCGGGTTCGGTGTCTCGTTCACGATCTCACTCCTCACTGCCAGGACCGCGGCTCCTCGGTAGGCTCCGCGCTCGACCAGTCCGACCCGCGCCAACCTGGCGCGCGTTCGCTCGGTGACCCCATCGCGGGTGAACCGGGAGCCGCCCGGGACGGGTTCGAACACGATCGACACCTCGCGGTAGACCCCATCGCGCGCGAGCTCGAGGAGCTCGTCACCGTCACGCGTGCGGCTGACCCGGAAGGATGCGTGCGGACCGTCGTCCCGCTCCTCGAGCGAGATCCCGCGACCAGCCAGCCGCACGCCTGGCTGTGCGCCATGCGGACCGATCGCCTCGAGCGCGATCTCGCCGGGGTCGATCCCGCGGAACGCTCCGCGAACGAACGCCTCGCGACCCTGTGGCGTGTCGGCGACCTCTCCCCAGCGGAGGAGCCGCGCGTCGACGATCCGCTCGGACTCGGAGCGCACCTCGAGCTGTCCGCCGAGCTCGCGGGTCAGGAGCTCCGTCATGCTGTCACCTCGTGTAGGGCTGGTGGTGTCGCGGCGAGCTCGGGCGGGATCCGCGGGGTCGACTCCGGCGGTCGACCGTGGTCGCGGCGGACCTCCTCGAGCGTGTAAATCCCCGCGTCGATCGCCTGCGCCTCGAGCGGGATCGCTTGGATCTCCTGCAGGCGGAACAGCTCGCCGAGATCGAACCGGACCGCTTGGGTCTGAGGCACGAGGTCCGACAGCCCCGCCTCGATCGGCGAGAGGTACTCGGGCTGTCCGGTCACGCGAACGAACGTGTCGAGCATCCCGGCGACGTTCTGATACGTCAGCGAGCTCCCGCCGAGCTCGGCGAGGAGGAGCTCCGCCGGGACGATCCCCCAGATGCGCGCGACCTCGAGTACGCCGTTCCGCCGCGTGTCGAGGAGCTGCGACGATTCGGGGTTGCCACCGGTCTCGGCGATGTCCCATCCCTGACTGAGCACGCCGGGGCTGTGGTCGCGGTGGTTCGCGATCCACTGATCCTTCGCGTCCTTCGCCTCTTTCGCGTTCATCGGTCCCGCAAACTTGAGCGTGACCGACGGGACCGCTCCGTTCGTGAACCAATCCTCGGCGTACAGCTCGGCGGCGAGGATCCGGTCGAGCGCTTCCGCGTTCGTGTCGAACTTGCTCGGGATCAGGAGCTCGTCGGGTCGACGACCTGGCAGCTCGATGTGCACGAGGTCGCGACCTGGCACGAGCTCGCCGAGCCGCTGGTCGCGGTAGCGGCGGAACAGCCCCGACTCGTCCCACGACACCTGTACGCGATCGAACGGGAGCACGACCGCGGTGTCGGGATACCCGGTCGCATTCCGCCCGCTCGTCGGGAGCCATACGAACGCGTTCGACCGGTCGAACAGCTCGCCAGCGATCGACCCGAGGAACGCGTCACGGGTCGACCCCGGTTGAGGTCGCGTGACGATGCGGGGTTGATCGTCGAGCGGGAGCCCATCGCGCCAGGCGACGAGCTCGAGCTCGGCGACGAGCGACACGATCAGCGAGCGAGCTCGAGCGACCGCCGGGAGCGACTGGTAGTCAGCCAGCCCGAGCGGTCGCGAGCTTTCGTACGCGATCCGACCTCCGAGATCACTCTCGGAGGGTCGCGGAGCCCACAGTCGACGCCAGCCAGCCGCGAACCCCTCGAGCACGGGCGGAACCATAGCCCGGTTATCCGAGCCGTCAAGCGACCCGGATACCCGCTCGAGCTCGATAACCTGGTCGCCGGCGACCGAATCTCAGCTGAGATTCCGCGCTCGACCGGGTAAGATCTACACCGGAACGAGCTCAATAAATCGTCGCCTCGAGCCGCGGAGCGGTCGACCAGCCCCACCGCGCCAGGGTCGCGGCGATCAGCGGCGAGGGGTCGACGACCCCGACCGGTCGAGCCCACACCCACGCGTCGCTCACGTTCCGTCGACGAGCTGCGACGACCGCATCGTCGAGCGCGGGCTGTCCGCGGTGCGCGATCCGTTGGGTCGCCACGTCGTCGAACAGCGCGCCGCACGCGGCGGCGTACTGGCGCGCGGTGACGAGCACGAGCGGAGGGATCCGCGGGAGCCGGGTCAGGTCGGTGACGAGCGAGCCCGCCGGTCCCGCCGGGTCGACCGTGATCGCGGTCGGGTTGTGTCGCTCGAGGAGCTCGGCGATCCGCCCGACGAGCCAGTCGGTCCCGCTCCGGCGGTCGACGAGCTCGAGGTGTACGCGACCGTCCGGTCGTCCCGCCGCGACCGCGATCGACGCGTGCGAGCGGTCGGGACTGACGTCGAGCCCGAACGCGGGAGCCTGGCTCGAGCTCGAGCTCGGGTCGAGACAGGCGACC